TAGAATATACCAAACCATAAATATATTTATATAAAAAATTATGAGCGAAGGAAAAGAAATTAGAAAAAGTTTAGCAGTAGATCCTAGCACTTATGATCTGTTGTGTGAGATATGCGCAAGTGAGCACCGATCTAAAATAGATCAGCTCAAAGTGTTAATACAAAAAGAACACAAACGATTAGCTACGGTCAATGCAGATGAAGCTGTTTAATAAGATCATGGCTAAAACTAAACCAACACCGCAGTCTTATCGCCCGGTTATGGAGGCGCAAGAGATTGTCGATGTGTTTAGTAGAACTACACTACACCAACAAGCTGCATTGTTAAGACTGATTTCAAGAAACGTCATTATCCATGTAGACGGCCAAGATATTCATGGCCTCGATCTAGATTATGAAGTTGACGGCGCGATTATAAAAGCTACTGAGTCTTCAAGCTAAAGACCCCAACCCACCCATTTGTCGCATTGCGATCTCACGATCTCTTTCATCTGGCAATATAGTCGGCGACAACATTTGTGGTGGCGCTAGATCTGATCCAGGCAAGTCAAAGGCTGGTTGTTCCAACCTCGGCATACTGAACTGATCTAAAGATGTCTGTAAATTAGGATCTACTTGTGGTTGTTCTACTTGTTCTGGTTGTTGTGCTTGTGCGTCTGGCGTTGGCAAGTCAACTGCTTCAGTATCAAGCTGCATGTTTTCTTTTTCAGGCAGTAAAGGTTTCCTTAATTTTTTCAAACTGCTTCTTGCCACATTAAAAGAGTTTTTGCTTGCGACAATAGCCTTTGGCCCTAATAAACCTGTTTTAGCTAAAGCAGAAACAAATAAATACTGCGTTTGTCGCGGATTTACGTCTTTTCTTTTTGTTATTTCTGGCACCACATTGTCTTTGAAAGACTTGAGATCAGCCAATTCTTCATCAGTAAACAAAATATCAAATAAGTCTGCATTTTCTTGCATTAGGCTTTCATAGTTATTAGCTTTACTGTTGCTATCAGCTTGCTTTGGTTCGAAAACCTTTATTAACATTGCATCCTTTAATGAGTTTTCTGCGTTTGTAAACTGTTTTTCAGGGACAACGCTTGCTAATTTATTTATAAAAAGAGGCACAGATTCTTTTGGCGCAAACCTATTGTGCGATAATAAAAAATTAGATACCTGTACAGGGTTATATTTTTTATTTATTACTTTTTCTAACATTTTGTTAGCAACTTTTTCTCTGGCCTCAAACGGCTCGTCTGTATCGCTCAAACCAGCATATTTGTCGTAAATGCTGGGCGCATACTGTAGTTGGTTTTGTAGCTCTTCATCGTCATTAGCAAACCCATTATCAATAGCGTTAAAAACAGATCGCTCAACAATGTTTTTTAATCTTTGAAGACTGACTGATTTTGTTTCCCGTACAGTAGACTCTAGTCTTTGTAAATAATTTTGTAGTTCTTTAAATACTTGGTCATTATATTTTTTGCTTTGCGCGTCTTTTGATATTCTTTGTAAAGGCACAACTTGTTCCTGTAATTGTTCATTTTGTAGGTCAACAGGAGTAAACATCATGTTAAGCTTGGTTAATATTGCATCTGCAATATTTTCTTCATCACCGTCTACAATACCGCCTTCTGCAAAACCAGATCTTTTTGTTAATAGGCTTGGTTTTTTGCTTTCTTCATCCACATCAAACTCTTCTGCTAGCTTACTTGCGTCTTTTTTTATAGCAGTTATTTGTGATTTTTGTATATTTCCAGCGTTGTCCTCTGTATCTAACAACATCCTTAATAATTGAGCGTTATCAATATCATCAGCACGCATGATCTCACCAGTAAATCTTGCGCCTCTGGCTAGATCTAAAGCTGTTTGGCTTTTTAACGGCGCTAAACCTTTTTGTGCTTGACCTATTTTAAAGGCTGTTTCACCGACCAACCTAGGAGACTGTAACGGCAACCCAGCCAACATTGTTGGATTTACAAAAGCGCCATAACCAGCAACGCCGCTTGCGCTTAAACCTTGTAAACCTCTAGGCGTGATACTGCTTAATGCTTGGCCGCCAATTTCAGTAACTAAGCTAGGATCTAAGTCCGCAAGCATGTTCAACCTATTGCCATAAGATGTGTTGACATTATTTCTTAGAGCAGATTGTAGTTTTCTTAATGTAGTGCCTGCTTGTTTGTTTTTACCAAGAGACAGCTCTTGCATAAACTCTCTCTCTAGTTTAATGGCTACCTCATAATCTTGCATAACCTTGCCGTAATCTGGCACTTCTTCCAATATTTTTGATTTAACAACATTTCTAAGCTTCGCTACCACTACTCCTGAATCGCCAACATTTAGACCAGTAGGATACTCAGCATCTATTCTTCTTTTCAGTATGTCTAAGCCTTTAGCGTTGTGTAGCTTTGGGTTTTCCTCAAAGAGCTTTACAATTTTTTTTATATCAGATAATTTTTTTTGTGCTTTTACTGACAACTCTGACACGCCCTCAAACATATATCCGTCCTCGAAAGCTTTGACAGCTTGTTTTATGTTTTCAAAATTTACTGGCGTAGCCTCAAGTTGCAAAGCTTTTTTATCTTTTTTAAACCTGCCTCTTGTTGCTGTTTGTCTATCTTTAAGAGCACCCAATGCCTTCGGCACTATCTCCTCGGGTGGAACATCACCACGCAAGTTATCTAAAAACATTTTTTGAATTTCAGGACTGCTAGCACCAGCTCTTGCTGCGACCTGTATTGCGTCTGTGCCTGCGCCTGTCGTAAGTCCAAGAATGGGTGCAGCCAGTTTACCAGCACCGACAGTTGTTGCTCCAGCTAACTTAGCTCCTTGCAAAACCGGATCTATTGCAGTTCCGACCTTTGAAATAGTTTGTGTAGTCTTACCTGCTACACCAGGCACTTTAGCAGCTAATCCAGCACCACCAGTAAACACTAGCGCAACATCACTCAACACACCCAAAGGATCAGTAGCAAAAGACTGTTTAAAACCATCAAAGGTGCCATATCGATCTGCAAAAAATTTACCTACTGCTTTTGCGGCTTCCTCGTCTTCATCGTAAAATGTTGGCTCTCCGGGTGCAACAAGCTTTACAACACCTCTGCCAAGTGATGCCAAAGACTGTGCTGTTTCTATTGGATGTCTAATTGGGTAAGTAACATCTGTGACCAATTGTGCTGCGCTTGATGGTAAATTTTTTACAGCCTCAGTGACAACTTCTACACCAGAGATTTCTTCTTCTTGATCTTGTGCCTGTTTTTGGCTTGCCCTTAGCTCCTCAAGTAAACTCACTGTCCTTCTCGCGCTTTTACCATTTCTAAAATAATTTCTTGCTCATCTACACTTGCATTAACAAAATATTCTTTAAGCTCTTCGTCTGTCATACCCTCAAAGTCAGATTCTTGTACAAGGTTCTGCATAATTGACTCAAAATCTAGTGTGGGTATCTCATAACCCTGCAATGTGCCTTTTTCGTCGTAATACGCCATGGCTGCCTCTTTGGCTCTAGCGGCTTGATCTATGGTGTCATATAGCCTTTGCAGTCTTGCGACATTTCTGCTTTCATCTAAATATTGGTTAAAAGCTGCATTTACTAGTCTGTTGCCCTCTCTCTCTGTAAACTGAGCTCCAAGTTTTTCTCTGAGAGACTGGAACACAATATCCCTAATATCACTTATAAAAGATGCTGCATCTGGCGCAAAGGCACCCATTGCTGCGTCTCCCAACGTGCCAATAACTGGTCCAGAAACATTTAGCTTACCTTCCTCAAGAATTCTAATTTTTTCTTCTAAATTTTTTAAATTTGATTTTACCTGTGGGCCACCTTTTAAAACATAATCTGCCATAATTTTACCAAATTCTTCATCAACCCTTTTTTGTCCAGCTGTTAAATCTACACCTCCAGGTGATCTACCCCTTCTTTTTGCCTCCTCTAAAGCGAACAAGGCTAGTGGATCTTGATTTTTCATTTTATTCCACGTTTCTTTACCCTCATCATCTAAGCCTTGATAAAAATTATAATTAGAAATATCTGCTGTATCTTTTGCGCCACCAGCTGTGCCTGATTGTTTTGCTAGCTCAAATAATGCCTTATCTAAAAAGTCTGACGCTTCTTTTTCATCACTCATAGCTAATTTTGCTGCTTGTAACCCAATTTCTTGTCTTGCTTTTTCCATCAAACGATCTCTCTCACGCATGTCAGCTGATGCTAAGTTAAACCCCATTGCTAAACCTTGGCCAATAGAATCTGGCCCTGCACTTTGTTGTTGCGCTGCTAAACCTTGTGAAATACTGGTGGCTAAATCAAATATGTCAAACTTATCTGGCTGTGGTGCAAATTGTGAAAGTCGATCCACATATTTTTGTCTTTCTGTATCATAATCAAAAGCTCCCACCCTGCCTCTAAGTTCAGCAGCTAGCTCCTCTAATAGCCTATTTTGCTCTGCTATAGGATCACCGCCCTCTGCCATATCAATAGATTCAAATATTTGTGGTCTGCCTATAGTCACGATGAGCCACCGTATAGTTTACCTAATGCGCCAAACGCAGCGAGTCCTGTTGATAACCCAGACTGCATTGGGCTAGGTGGCGGCGCAAATTGAGTTGTAGTTGTGAACTGACCTGCTGGCGCCATACTTATAAATGGAGCCAATGCTTGATATTGAAGCAATGGTGTCATCTGTCGCTGTTGTAAATTACGACGTTGTGCATCTAACATTGCTTGGGCTTGTCCTTGTTGCTGTGATCCCATGCCATAAAGTGCAGCTATGTCAGATGCAGATGCACCTGCTGCTTGCGCTCCTAGGCCTTGTAAACTTGTTCCAAGACCAAATTGCCCACTATATCTTTGTTGTCCTATATCTTGCTCGGTTTGTCCTAAACCACTTAGAGCGCCTGCTAATGCTTGCGAACCACCAAAGCCTTGACCTGCTAAACTAGCTAAACCTGTGCTTGCAGCTCTTTCCGCAGCTTTTTGTCGAGCAAACTCGCCTAAACCTGTCTGTTGAGCCTCTCTAAAGCCTCTGGAGCGTATGCCACCCAATGCCTCAGCCAAACCCCTTCCTAATGCTTCTTGACGCTCTCCTGCGCCGAGACGAGCTCTAGAACCAAAGGCTGACTCACCACCTCTTGCAATATCGCTTGCTCGTGCTCCAATATCAGACTTGGCACCTTGCTCCATAATATCTGTTATGGTTTGTTGCACCACACGATCTTCAAACGGATCATAGAATCGATCCGTCATGCTTGGATCATAGCCACCTAAAGTGCCTCTGAGTATATCAGCTGATTCGCCTAAACCCTCTTGTAAAGATCCAACGCCTCCCTTAGTTGCTTCTAGCGCTCCGATGGCAGCGGTCCTACCTCTTTGTAAGCCTTCTTCTAAGGCCTGCGTACCAGCACCAAAAGCTTGTCCTGCGCCTTGTAAATATGGATCTTGCATGCCAAGCGCTTCTCTTTGCATTTGCATAGCTTGTAATTGATCTGGACTAAAACCAGCTACTTGTTCATCGATAACCACAGGATTGCCTTGGTCATCGTAAAATACTTTTTCGGCAGCTCGCATCGCTCCGGGAATAAAGCCACCTTGTCCACCGATACCAAATAATAATTGTTCTGTAAGCGGATCTAAACCGGTCGCAACTTGCGTAACGCCAGCTGCAAAGGGTTGCTCGTTAGCGAGTGTAGGCGTTTGCATTTCATCGCCTGTGGATAGATCTTGAGAAACGCCAACTGGATCAGGTGCTATATCAGCTACTGGTGATCCTGAAGGCATTGGGCCTAATTGGAAGTTAGCGTTTCCTAGTCTCATATTATTTGGACTACCTGGATCTTCTACAGGATCAGTCGGTGTACCACGCACCTGAGCATCTGCCGGAGGACGCATAATATTAAAAACAGGTTGTGGAGCAACAACTGTTTCAGGCGGCCCATCAGATACAAGATCGCTGCTGCCTTTGAGTTGAAATCTGTTGTCTGAAGCAGGGCCTGTGGTGTATGCTGGTGGACCTACAGTGCTTCCTCTAGTATCTATTGCACCTGGAGGTGGAGGAGGGCCAAAAGCTGCTTTCTCTTCCTCAGTAAGTGGCACAGGTGCTAACGTTTCACCTCTTTCATCAAAAGTCCGTGAACCGCCTGGGAATACTAAGTCGTCTCTAAGTTGTCTTGGCCCAAAAGGATCTCTAGCCCTCATATCTGTTACACCCCCACCTGGGCCGCCTATTGACATAGGGGGTTCAGGTCTAAAATTAGTTCCTGCTCCTGATACGGGTATAGTTAAACCTGGTTGTGGTTCTCTTTCCAAATCATAATTACCAATTCTAGGCCCTGTATCTTGTGGAGGTTGTGGTGGTGTTACGCCACCTGAACCAACAAATTCTCCATCTCTTCCAATTATTTCACTTGGTCTTATACCTGGACCAAAGCCAAAGTCTAGCTCTACTGGCTTAGGTGGTCTTGGTGGACTTATACCAGAATTAGGAACCTCATCATAAATAGTACCGCCTCCTGGTAATGGTTTTGCAAAATCACGAGGATCAGGTCTATCTTGTTTGATACCTAAATCTGTATCACCTGGTGGCTGTATTGGTAATGGTTGTTGTAAAGCTCCAAGCCTACTTTCAAAGTCATCTAACCTTGCCATTAGTCCACTAGGATCAAATGCTGGTGGAGCTGCAACTGGCTCTCTGTTCTCTAATGCATCTAACCTAGCTTGCAAACTGCTAGGATCAAAAGCTGGTGGAGCTGCAACTGGCTCTCTGTTCTCTAATGCATCTAACCTAGCTTGCAGTCCACTAGGATCAAAAGCTGGTGGAGCTGCAACTGGTTGCACATTCTCCAAAGCAGATAAACGCTCTTGCAATCGCGATGGATCAAACTGCGGCATTTCTCGGTTTTCTAAAGCTTGTAGTCTGTTTTGCAAGCCACTTGGATCAAACGCCTGTGTCGGTTGCGGTATATCAATACCCTCTCTTGCTATATTTAAAAACTGCTCTCTAAAATCTTCTGGATTAAAAGTTGGTGCTTTCCTACTTTCTAACTCAGCAAGTCTATTTTGCAGAGCAGAAGGATCAAATTGAGGTAAATTAGAAATACGTTCACTTAACCCTTGTATGCCAGCCTGTAGTTGCGAAGGATCAAATTGAGGTATCTCTCTACCTTCTAAAGCTTGCAATCTTTCACGCAAAGCAGAATCATCAAATTGTGGAATATTGCCCAATAGATCTCTGTTTGCTTGTATCTGTTGTTGTAACTGTGAAGGATCAAATTGTGGGATGTTTGCTAATCTATCTTCTAAACCTGCAATACCAGCTTGTAGTTGTGAAGGATCAAATTGAGGTATGTTAGCCAACCTATCCTCTAAGCCACCTATTTGAGATTGTAAATTACTCGGATCGAATTGAGGCACATCTCTATTTCGTAAATCCTGTAATTGCCTCTCAATAGACATAAAATCATCTCTACCCGGTCTTTGTCCTAACTCTCTAATTTGTCTTTGCAAATCACTTGGATCAAACACAGGTGCTTGTCTGCTTTCTAGTTCTGCCAGTCTTGCCTGTAACGCACTTGGATCAAATTGTGGTATAACTCTACCCTCTAGTTCTCTAAGCCTACGACGCAATTCAGAGTCATCAAAATTTGGTGGCGGTGGCACAGGTCTGCCAACTGCAACTGGACTTGGTTTTTTACGACCTACGCTAAAACTTGGTGCTGACATTCTCATGATTATGAAGGCTCCGCTCTGTTAGCAAAGGTATCCATCATTTTATACATATTATCCATACCGCGCTCTCTATCCTCTTCTAAGGCTGGCACTAAACTAATTATACCGTTTGGATTAGCTTGTACTTCATAAGCTCCAGCACCCCTCACAGCTCTGCTTGTCATCACAAACTCACCATCGCTTAACATAGCTGGTATGTCATCGCTGGTTTCCGTGCCTGGACCGTTTATATCGCCATCTTTTCTTGGAAACTGACTTGGATCCATCTCTCCACCCTCTTGCATTTGCACGGCTCCGCCTTGTGCGAAAGCCATAATACCGCCAGCTCGCATACCTCTTGGTTTACCACCCGATAGTTCTGGCAGAGTGCCAGCTGGCAATAACCCAAACTCTACAGGGTTTGGCGCAGCTTGTCCCATTCTTCTTGCAATCTCAGCTTCTATATTGTATCTGCCTGTCGGACTCATGGTTGTTAATGGTGTTAGAGGCACGCCTTTTTGTTTTTTTGCATCTTCATACGCTAACTTACCTAACCCCGACGCCAATGCACCAATACCACCTAACTTAAGCATGTCACCAAAACCACCGCCAAATAGACCACCATCATTTTGTTGGGTGCCTAATAAGTTTTTTAAAATACCACTTTGTTGATTTTGCGATTGTGTTAAATAAAGTTGTTGTTCTAATGGGCTCATGGCAGCAAACTCTTCTTCGCTAATTTGTCCTGTTTGCGTCGTCTGATTAGTTAATCCACCAAAAGGACCACCTTTTAGCATACCACTTAAGCTACCCAAACCTTTTAGACTGCCAAAACCACCAGCTGCGCCTCCTGCAATGTTTGATATACCTGGTATCTTTAGTCCACCAATACCACCTAAAACCTTTTTAGCAACAGTTCCTTTAAGTCCCAAAGCGCCACCAACTTTACCTGCAACACCACCCAAAACACCACCTAATGCAGTGCCTACGCCTGGTATAAAGGCAGCTATCGGTGCAACTTTTTTTACGACTTTCTTTAAACTTTTACCTATCTTTTTGAAAAACCCAAACTGCTCTAGACCCGTCATTTCATTTAGGCTTGCTATACCCACACCGACTACTGCTTGTTCAGGATCTATGCCTGCTTGCTTAAACTTATTTTCTACAGCTTTTTCAAACTTAGCATCTTCAAAAAACTCTGGTGGTAGCACAACTTCGCCAGGACGTAAATGTGCTAACTGCGTATCTTCGCCTTCGCCTTGCATAGCCAGCTCTTGAGCTTGTCCTGACATAGGAGCCATACTTGATTGTTGTGCTCTTTGTAGCATAGACTCTAGAGTTTCTTTGTCTTGTGGCGACATACCTGCACTCTGCTGATCTTTAAGTATTTGCTCTACCGCTGCAACATCTTGATTTGAAAGAACTCCCTTCGCTCTGCTAAGACCTGACATAGTTGCACCCATTTGCATGTCACGATTAGATAAAGCGCCTTTAGGATCGGATGATATCTCTGCCATGCTATCACCTGTTAGATTTGCTATTCTTTGCTGTAATCTTTCGCTTATCATGGTGTACTTACTGTTACTGCTCCTATACTCATCGTTGCAGAGATCCCGGTTAAATAAGTTTGATGCTCATACAGGTTTCTAAACTGCGTTCCATCAAAGGCTTGATGAACCTCTGTCGTTGAGTTAAATATAATAGCACCGGTGGCAAATTGCAACTCACTAAGGTCTGTGGAGTTAAACGATTTTATGCTGTCTGGATCAACAGAACCTAGGTTTATTTCTAAAATTCTAATTAATCTATTAAAAGTATCTACTGAAACGGTTTCGCCACTAGCTCTTGGCAACAGGGTTGGTAATAATTTACTCATTATCTACGCCCAGATGGTTGTACTTCTACTCTAGTGCTGCCAAGCCTCCACTTGTAATTTTTTCTGTCATTGACCGCATTATCATCATCTGATTCAAAACGCAATACAAACTGCCTAGCTCGTGACCGCAAAGATCCAAAAGTTGAATTAGGTGTTATCTGTGTCGTTGAATCTGTTGCTAGTGTTTGATTGTTAAAATCTCGTCTTTTAACCACAACATTTATTGCTGGACTTTGACTTGTGCCTATCTGATTCACAAACAATATATCAGGCAAGATGCGTTTTAAAAACACAAACCTATCGCCGTCTGCAATATCTATATCAGCTGATTCGACAAACACACCATCCATAGCGCTTTCATCATCGTTAAACCCTTTCTCGTGCTCGTAGATGCGCTTAGTTGAGCTTTCTTCACCAGCTGCTAATGGTTTGTCTAATACGCCTGCGGCCAACCAGCTGTAACGCTCTAGCGTGCCAATACTCCATGAACCTTCTTCATAGTTATATATTGCGTATCTGGATATTTCAGTTTCGTTATCGGTGACTGATGGATAAAAAAACCAAATCTCAGAAAACTCTTCATTTAAACCAGCAAAACACTTAAAAGCTTGCGTATCATCGAGATCAGAAAATACATAATCTTGCACGCTACATGGTAGTTTTTGGACTGAGCCGTTGTAGAAGTAAAAACCTTTTTTGGACATGTAATAAACACCTCGCGGTGAGTTTGTAGCAGCCTTTGGTCCTATCAAACCTGCGCCTTCGTTTATAAGATTGACGGCAAAGGTAAGCGGCGGTCCAATAAAATTCATCGAGTAAAGCGAGGTATCAGTCCAAATCAACACCTCTTGTCTTGCTTTTAAACCACCCACTATTGCAGAACCGGAAGATAATCTTAGTGATCCAGCAGTGTTAGTGGCTAATGGCTCAAACTCTAATGGGTTTTCTTGATCGCTAAATGCAATCAACATAGGATCTAACACGCCTGATCTTGAGCCACTGCTAATAGGATCAGCACCTAAAACGATCAAATGCCTATCTGTTTCAGAGGTTATTACTTGCAAAGCTTTGGTCGGTACTAAGTTAGCGCCACTTGTAGTTGCTAAATTTACTGCTCTGGTGCTAACGCCATCGTTTTCTATCCATCTAAATATACCGCCTGCTCTTGGATTAATGATTAAATCTTCTCCATAATTATCATGTGTCCACAAACGTAGATTATTTGTGTCTGATAGCTCGGTAGCAGATCCCCATGATCCAGCACCCCAAGCTCCTACACCCCACCCAGTAGACGGCACGAATACATCTAAGCCAGAATTTAATAAATATACTGCATCAGTTGATGAGCCGCCATTACCTGAATCACTAGCATTTGCGGTGACTGTAGCTCCGCTTGTATCTTTTGCGGTAATCTCGTAAGTATTAGTGCCTGTAACTAATGAGATCTGGTATTCTTGATTGAGCACAGTTGCTGTTACATTCCCGCCTAAGCTGACAGCGCTTGAAAATGTAACAAAGTCACCGTTTACAGCGCCATGACTACTGTCTGTTACTGTAATTATTGGTGATCCATTTTCTTTTTTTGCAAAAGTGGCTGAGTTAGTAGTGGTTTTTCTGATTGGCGTTATGTCGTTATATGCACCACCTTCTTCGATGTAGTACTTATTGGTTGTGCCAATGCCTAGATATTTTCTGCCGCCTAATGAAATCCATGAATGTAATGCTCTTGCAGAACCAACTAGGGTATCTGGTGAAAGTTTTTCCCAACCGCCTATTTTCTCGACTCGACCTTTTCTGAAGCGTATTTTATCACCGTCTACCCAACCACCTTCGTTTGAGTAATCGGTTTCCTCTTTATTAATACCAGGCTTAAAATTAAGTTTTGATAGCGGCATGAGGCGACATCTAAGCTAACCTAATGATTGCGCCAGTCGCAGTAGCGCTAGGGAAAACTATAGTAAAATCTCCTGCGGTTGAGGTTTTATCTCCACCGAAATCAATAGCTGCTACAGCTTTATCTGATTGTGTGTCATTGTAGATCAAACAGCCTCTTGCTGTTACTGTAGCATTACTAAATGTTAAATCTGCAAAGTCACATACAGCCGTCGTGCCTGATGTGGTAGGCGTCACGCTAGTTAATGCAGAACCTCCAGAAGTATAGTTTGTGCCACTTGCTTGCCCTGTTGTGACAAAAGCTGTCGTGCCTGCTCCTAATGTTGCAGAGCTAGTGTATAAAGCAAGTTTAAATGAATTACCACTAGACGCTGTAAAGTTATGTGTGCCGACTAACAACTCTTGTTTAAAGCTTGTACATATTGCTGATGTTATTGCCATTATAGCTCCTTCAATATTTTAGCCATGTCGCTGTGGCCTTGTTTTTCTAACAAATTTGCATAAGTCGTATTTTGCGACTTAATTGCATTTTTTATAGTATATAAGATTACAGTATAAACTTGGTTTTGAAAAGCCAAAGCCTGCTGTTTGATGTGGTCAGGCGCGTTGTCAGATATGTCGCATATCTTATTTGTAGCTTGAGCCGCCCAAAACTCTGGGTCGTGTCCCTTGCCCTCAGTTGTTGTCACGCCAACCTTGCCTAAAACAAAATCGCTTTTTGCACTCATCCTTTGTATGGCTCTGGTGGTACCACGTCATCATCAATCTTAAGTCCGTACTCAGCTAATTGCTGGTTTATTTCTTCATACGGGCCAATTATAAACTTGCCCTCATGCGGAACAGCTACAAGTGGTTTGTCTAATCTATGAAAACCATAGAGTTTTTCAGTGCCCGGAACATTAGAATCTAATACTGTGGATCTACCACTGATGCCAATAAGTATATCTTCGCTCATGCATTTACTAATCCAAAATTCAACACAAGCTCTGCCTGCCTCTGCGAAGTGCATATTTTCTTTGTATGAAAAATCTATACCAAATAGATCTAATCTCCCTACTTTATTGTATAAAGCAAAGGCAACAGCATAAGCCACTGTATTATTTAGATATGCGCATTTTGTTGCATTACAAACATCTTCCACAGGATACATAACAGGGTTATTGATTCTAGGATCTAACTCACAGGTGTAAACCGGTGTCTGTGTTTCTCGCAGAACCCTACACATGACAGATGTTTGTTTACCTGCATCGTCCGTATCAAAAAATCTGCTTGCAGGATCTAACATAAATATACGATCACATGGGTATGTTGACGCGGCTGAATTAATACACCAAACCTCGTCCCAAGTCCTACCGTTTTGTAAACCTATGGCGAAATCAACTTGCGATATACCAAGTCCGACCAAAGCAACGCTTTTGCCCTCTAAAGATTCTATTCTACTCATCAGCTCACGTTAGAGCGAACTGAATCATACCTATACTCGTCGCGTGTACCACGACCTTCTGATGTGTTTTTCATTCTAGCTATCGCCTCCTTAAAACGCCCTTCTAACTGTGCGATAACGTCAGCAGGTTCTTTTAAAAAGATTGCACCCTCAACCAGCGAACCATACAGCAATGCATCGCTGTAGTCCGTCGATAAGAATGTCGTGCCAGAGTCGCTACCAGCAGTCAAAGAGACTGGTTTATGTAAATAATGAAGTTCAACCGTATAATCTGCATCAGGTATAGGCGAAACCTCAAAAGCCGCATCGTCAAACAAAGAATAATATTTAGGCGTACTTCTGGTAGTGCCTGAAGAATATTCTTTTATGAATGACGGATGTTTAAAATCTAAGTAATCGTATGTTGAAGAGCTAATCAAAGCCAAGCTCATCGGTGCGTAGAAATCTGTTGGCGTAGCTAAAAAACGATTACCTGTAGTTAGAGTTCCTTGTACGTTTTTTCTTTGTTCTGGCAACTGGACAAAAGAAAATATACGATCTTCTGATTCTTGAATAAATGTTGGCAGTTGAGAAGTAAAAGTAGATTCAGAAACCTCTAAGTAATCTTGAATCGCTGTCTTTAATGTACCAAAATTAAAACTCATACTGTCACCGTAACCTCACCTACGTTAGCGCCTAACTCAAACGTGGTTAATACGCTGCCTAATTTGCCATCACCAACATTAGTGTAAATTAAAAATTTATTATTATCATCTGCTGTATCTGGCCTTGGATCTTTTACTGCTTGAGGATCTTTAACAGTACGTCTAGGTTGCAACTGTGGGTGTTTAGCATCCCACATGTCTGGTCCAACCAGCAACCCGTCCCAAGTTTTACGCATTTCACGCAACTTGTACCTAAAGCCAGATATGTCGCAGATACCGTATGAGTTTTTTCCAGATGCGAAAGCCATTATGCGTGATTGTAGTCTCTAAGGTTAGGTGATATATGAAAAGATGCGCGATCTTCGTCAGTTGATAAAGCTCTTTGAAACTCCTCTTCATACAGACCTTTGAGCAAGCCTGTTCTCTCTGGTGCTCTCTTTAAGGACATGTAATAAGCTAGTCCAGCAGCTAGGCATGGATAAAAACGAAAAGGCATGTCTAATGTGTTAGCGCCAGCGTCTACATCATCCATACGAGTTAGTACGTTCATGTGCACAACATAAGTGCTTGTTTTGTCTGGAGTAGGCCAAACCGTAACCGTTGGTGTTGTTTGTTTGTCTATAAAGTATTGATTAGGCTTGCCAGTTGTAGATTTTGTTGTGATGTTGGTATATTCAGCTCTACTTAATCTAGTAAGAGGTATGTCAGTGGTTTCATTACCAACAGTTTCTCTGATAAAAGCATCTAACACGTCAATAGGAGCTGTAGCGTTAGTGCTATCAATATTATAAGTTGCACTATCTTTTACCATGGCGACTGTCTTCTCTTTAACCGTCCATTGATTAAGACCTCTATTTGCCCACTCGGCCAACATTAAATTTAGACTTCTGCTTGCGCTTTTTAAGTCGTAGCCTGTGCGTAGCTCTAAACCGCAACGCTCAAAAGCTTCCTCAACGTAATCAGCTACGTCTAATTCAAAATCTTTGCTGCCTGATAATGCCATAATTAATCTCTATCTTCTTCCGAAGCATATAAATTGTCAAATGTTATAGCTGGATCTGTATAACTTTCATGTGCCTCGGCTGAGTGTACCCATTGTGATGGTGAAAAATCTGGAGCTCCCTCACCAGTGCGCCACAAAGCAGGATTAGTTGCGCGAACCCGGTTGTTAGGTAAAGCTACAAAATTACCTGTATATTCACCAGCATCGGTTAGGTATAAAACATGACTTTGTTTGTGTTGTGCTGGATCATCTGCAATGGAGTTATCGGTATAATCAACAGTAAACATGTATTTGCCCATGTAAAACTCACCACCTATCTTGCAGTACCATGGACTAGAGCTGACTCTATCTAAAATAACCACGCTATGATGATGACTCAAACAGTCCCAAGGTTGCGCCAAGTGATCTTCCATTGGCTTTGGCCATTCTTGTAACGGTATGTCACCTACAAGCGCTTGTATAGGCATCCTTGCCCACATGGCTCCACCGTGCACATTTTCATCAGGATAGCCTTCAAAATCGGTTTCACAGCCAGTAAATACTACTTGAAAGGAGAGAGATCTGTCCGAGATTGTGTTGACTGCAAATGCCAAGGCGTGTAAATACTCACCATGACCATGTTGATGATTGGTTGTAAACTCTTTTCTTACCCAACATTTAAACTGCGGGATATTCGATATTAAATACGCCACCTTATTTAATTAAAAAGTTTTACCTTTTTCCGCCTTTTGCTCTGTATTTAGTGCCCTTCATAGCACCGCCACCAGCTCTGTACTTAGCACCTTTCATTGCACCGCCTTTTGCCATACCTTTTGTGCCTTTTAACACAGCAGCTTGACCTTGTGCTCTGGTACCACCGCCCATAAGAGCAGACATTACAGAGTTTGGCATATTACCGACGCCAGGATTAGCTTGCATTTCACTTCTTAATGCAGCACCACCTTTTGCAAAGCCTTTTGTGCCTTTCATACCGCCGCCGCCAGCTCTGTATTTGGTTCCTTTCATACCGCCGCCTCCGGCTCTGTATTTAGTTCCTTTCATTTTTATCTCCTTCCAAACAATCCCATGCTTGAATTTTTATTTATCATACCACCTTTTGCGACAAAAGTTTTCACATTAGTTGGTTTTCCGCCTACACCTTGTTTCTTAGCTCTTTTTCTTGTGACCGCAGATTTAATTTGTGATTTACTCATTCTGCTAGCTTTTGATCTTGGCACACATTTTGGATACTTGCGCTTAGATCCTTTTGCTTTTGCGCGGCCACATTTTTGGAATTTACCTTTTTTCTTGGGCGCACCTATATCAACCCAATCACCCTTTGGACCTTTGCCAAACCAATCCTTCAATGACATTTTTAGATCTAGCCTCTAGGAACGCGAGTTTTTTTGCGTTTTGAATCCATCATAGCACCACAGCCTCTGCCCTGAACCATAGCAACAGCTCCGCCGTTACGCATATAGCCCATTTTATTTCTAACTTTTCTTGGAAGTTTAGGTAGCCCTTTGTTTTGAGCTGGTATTGGTTTTAGGTTTTTGTTATTTACCTCACCGCCAACAGCTTTCTTAGCTCCCTTATATTTACCGCCACGTTTTTTGTAAGTTCTCACTAACCAAGCATTTGCGTATGCAGAGGGGTACACATCAAACTTTCGTTTAGCTTCAGCTTTTACTCTTGCGTATAGGCTAGGATTGCTAACATTGCTAGGTGCTCCTGATTTTTTCTTGGCACCGCCACCTTTCTTAAATTTTAAAGATCCTAATGTTTTAGCTTGTTTAGCATGTAAGGCGCTTGCCTTTTTTAAGCCTTTAATAACTTTGTTTACTTTCTTTTTTTGATTTCTTTTTTTAATCATTTAACACTTCCACCTGCGTCTTGCTTGTCTTATTCTTGAATTTGGGTTATTTCTTGTTTTAGCTGAACTTCGCTTGAGTTGTCCTAGAGATCTAGCACAATAAGACTTACGTCTTTTTGCAGCTTTACTGCCTTTTTTTACCTTGCCAGTAACAGCAGTTTTGAGCTTAGAACCAGGATTTTTCTTTCGATATGCAGCAACTCCCTTTTTGGTCATTCCCGCTCCACTTTTAGTAGAGCGGTAATTTCCACCTTTACCCACAGTGCGGCGAATTGCCTTCGCGCGCCTTTTAGGTTTTTTTACAGCCATTAACCGTAATTTTTACTTAATATCAAAATGATAGAGTATGCATCGCCATTGGAGTGACCAACCGTAGTAAAATCAATATCTCCGGTTACGCCTGAACCTGCATTGTTAGGTATGCCTGTGAATTGGTCAAAGTATTCATCACCGCTACTATCAGCTGGCAACGGTACCGCCAAGACATTGGTACTAGCATCAAACTCTATGTCAACGCCCATACCTCTGCAAAACCAATGTATTCTGCTTATAGATACACCAGTACATGCGAGACCTCTGCCATTTGCTTTCAAAGCCGAAACATCAACTTTTTTGACAGAAGCTTCGCCTGTACCATCAGATTCATTTGTAAATTTAACTATGGCAAGCCTCTCACCATCTTGAATGGTTTGTGAGGTTACTGTATCAGCCATTATTTACTCCTTAAAGTTCTGTATTAGCTGTACGCTCTTTTAAAGCATGTACATAATCCACAGTTAAAACTTTAGCAGCAGCCGCACCATTCTGAATACCAAAACTTACGTTAAGTTCTTCATCATCTGGAGCATTTGTGCTAACAACTGTGCCTGCTAAAACATTATTTTGATAGACATGAAACTTCTGATCTTTTGGATTATATAAAAAACCAACAGTCATAAACGTGTCATCTGCCAATGAATTAGGCAAAGTTAGAGTAGATTGCGTGCCGTCTTTTTCAACCACAAAGTCAATTGTAGCTGCGCCATCTGCTTTTAAGAAGAAAACGCCATCAGATACGTCTAACGGTGTAGTGTCAGTTACTTGCAACCCAGCTACTACATCAGATTGTGTAGCGTCACTAGCCTTAAATCTGAAATAGAAACCTAATTGTTTTCCTGCTTCATACTTAAAACCTTCTTTTTTAAGTTGAAAAAAGTCATGGTCATTGTCTCCAGCTGCATTGGTTACTTGTAAAAGTCCACCGTCGCCATCGACTAATGCCTCAGCCGCAGAGCCTGAGCCGTCTTCTGTTGTTGTAATAGTCCAGTCAGCAGCTGTATAAACATCAAAGTCATTAAAGTATTCGTGATACTTATGTCTGCTTGGTTGTTTAACGTGTCCGCCTGAACCGCTTGCGCTGACGTTTGTTACGCCAGAGGTAAAATGTGTAGTCATAAACAGCCTCCTTTAAAATTAGCCATTGCAAGCACCATGCCTGCAACATTCATTTCTACAGTATTGATAATACTCTTTGGCTGTTATTTACGCAACTAAGAACTAGCTGTATGGATTAGCGCCGTTAAGCTTATTTAGATGATCTATCGTGGTTTTAGCGTCAATATGTAAGATGCCATAGCCACCTGCGTCTTGCCACGCCTTAATATTGCTTTGTTTATCATCAATCAAGACATGTCCCGGTCTAGCAAACACAGCTTTGTCTTTGCCTTTGAGCGTGCATGTAATGATGACGCTTGGATGTACATATTTTCTGATCCAACGAATTTTATCTTTGGTCGCTTTGTTTCTATTTATCATGCCAGAGCAAGATAAAATTTCCCAATCAATACCACAGTTTTTGCAATAATTAACCAAAGCCTGCATATCTTTCATAGGTGGTAGATCTCGGAATAAACCAGCATTAGTAAACTTAAGTTTTTGATCGTCATAGGCCGCCTGCCTAATAAACGGTCCGTTAAGATACTTGGAGCTTTCAACACCACGGACGAAGTCAGCTAAGACTCCGTCCATGTCAACAAATATTTTGGTTATCTCTGTCATGCTATGCCATTTTCAACCAAGCACTCACCATAAATATGGTTGGCATAGCTGTTTAGTTTGTCTTTGATCTCTTCTTGCTCGGCATCTCTTTTTGCCTTTTCTTCTTGATCCATCATTGTTGTATTAACAATCTCAACCTTTACAAGTTTTTGACAATGATGAATTGTCTTGGTTTCACAAATTTTTGCTCTTTGAGCATCAGTCAACTTAGTTTCGTCTACAAGCTCTAGAAACTCTGCAAGCCATTCTTTGCTGTCCCACTCTGGCTTTAAAGATAGAGTTTTTATATGACCATCTTCATTCTCGCAAAGAACCTTAATGCCGGCATAAGTGCTTTTTTTAACAGCGCACCACTTGTCAGTTTTTGGATTTAGAGTCTGATAACAAAGTCTGTCGCCTTTTTTAGTTGTCTCAATCCAATACTTTCTCTTGGTTCTAAGCTTATATCCCCAAGGATAATCATCAACTACAACTGCGTTATCAGCTGAATCTTTGTTGTAAATTACATTATTTATCATTACGCAACCTCCTTTTCGTTGTAAATGAAACCGTTAATATCAAAATTGTCTATGGCAACCGTGTCACCATGAGTTTTGTAAATAGGACCAGTTCTGCCCGCACCCATTGGAACTAAGAACCAATACTTGCTACCGTCATAGATAACGTCACCACTAGAAGTAGATCTTAAACCCATGACTTGGCCAGTTCTCTTGTTGGTTATAAGATCTGTCGTTAATTTGATTCTTAGGTCATAGTCGTCGTTATTAAATTTTTTGCCGTCATACTCAAGCTCTGGACCCCTAGACCAAGAGCCGTTGATGTTGTTGGTTAATGCGTAAGCCTCGTTGATTGTATCGACATCAACCTCCGCCACTTTTGTATAACCCTTGGTGTTATCACCAAGCTTGTTTGCATGAAATACTGTTATCATAATCCCTCCTTTTGATTACAAATTAATTTACTCACATAGTTATAGTAGCAAATGTACACAAATATGCAACTATTTACACAAATTAACATAACTTATTTCAGGCATAAAAAAAGGGCCAATTAAGGCCCTTCAATGTAATACTGAGGTAAAAAGTGTATTACTACTTCAAACTATGCACCTTGAGATCCAAAGACTCCTCTCCAATCAGAGAAACCAAATGAATATCTTTCTCTAGCCTTATATCTGATGTTGCCAGTAGAAAAGTCTGGTTCCATAGAAGTCTCCATTGGAGATCTTTGGAACATTTTAAGACCTTCGCCTGCTGCCGTCACAGAAGTAAGGATAAAGTATGCGTCCGGATCAGTTAGATAATGATTAACTGAATAGCCACCAGGTACAACACCTGTGTTTCTAATCGAGTTAAGATCATTGTCAGCTGTTCCAGATCTGCCTTGAGAATTAAGTATTCTGTCAGCCACAAATACTAATTGTGGTGGGACAATAAGTTTGTCCGCTTGTACAGAAATAATTAATCCCTTGTCATCTGTAAAGGTTGATATATCAATAAGATTATCTTCCAATGATGCTTCATTGAGGTCAGCCATGGTTGTTGCTCTGTTTGCAGCTGAACCACCACCTGCAAGTGGGTGATCTGTTGCAATTAGAGATTTACCATCACCGCCTGTAAAGCTAGATGAGAAAGCATTGTTAAGAACATCAGCACCTTTGACTTCCTTAGTGTTAGCCATTGATTTTGCTAATGCTTTTACATATCTCTTACCGAGTGAATCATACAAATTATCTTCAACTGCTTCTTCTGTTAAAGCAAACGCTAAACTCACTGTGTCGTGTGTATAACGAGCTGTATAACTTTCTGATGCGTTGTCAAATTGTACGCCTTGTCCCTCAGATTTGAGAGGTGCAGAACCGAATCCTGTAATTAATACTTCTTCTTCAAATGCTCTGTTTGAATCTTCGATTGCGAAAATATCTTCATACTCGTTCTCGTAAGAATCATAGGACATCCCAAAAAGTGCGTTAAGCCCAGGCTCTAGTTCTTTCGCTAGTTGTGCTCTTGATATAGCCATAATTTATCTCCTTAAGCTAAACCAGCACCTTTCTGTCCCATTATGTGATTTTGAATCACACAAAGAACATTGGTGTTAGCCGATGAAACATCGTCGTTATCAGGATCCTGAGATATATCTAACGCTTTAAGCGGTAAAGTAGCTGTAGTAGCTCCTGTACCAACATCAAGTTCTGCGTTTGATATCCCAGACGAAGTATCGCCTGCTGGTGATCCATCAACAATGTCGAAATTGCCGAACAAGTCTGCTACTGGCATTGCAGCATCAGCTTGTACTTCAAAAACAACATTAGGATCATCAATGACGAAAGCAACAATATCCGATGCAGCAATACTACCCGGATAATGATTTTTAAACACTGGTTCGCTTGTGCTTGGATCGGTGTATCTTACACCGTTAAAAACACCGACAATTGGAACAGTACCACTGGCTGCATGTCTACCAATTACACCAGCAGTAAGCTGAGTAACCAAGTCTCCTTGGAATATTGGTGTCGTTGCTCCACTAGCAATCCTATATCTAGATTGACCTCCAGAATAAGGTGCTCCGCCCATCATACGAACAGGTTTACATCCAAATGCGCTATTATTATTAGCCATAGAATATTCTCCTAAATATGATTATTACTTTTTCCCAAAAGTAACATTAGATCTTCTATCGCTGTCATACTTGACATATCTGCCATCTTTTTTTGATTCACTAAACATAGTGTTGTCTAATGCATCTTTTTTTCTAGCAGTTTGTTCCTCGTAATAAGCATTACGCTCATCCTTGGTTTCGACAGGTATTTTCGCTAATAAAAGACCTTCACTATAAACTAAACCAGCATGTCTTGAATTTTCATCTGCTACAGGTAAAGCAAATTCAGTAGGTAAGTCTGTGCCTCTAACGAGTTCCCATCCTTCTCTAAGTCTTCTACTTACATTAGCAACGTCCTGCTGTCCCATCATGGATTCTCTTATCCAACGATATTCGTATCCTTCTGGTGGAGCTGGAGTTTCAAGTTTTCTTACTGGTCTCCATGGTTGTCTACGAGTGTTATTAGCGTGATTCTCGGATTCACGGGAATTTCTGGAGTGTGTCATATCATTATTTTCTTCGGTTGTCATTTTGCCTCCCTGGACTGTATACGTTGTTTTTCTTTAGCAACGGATTTCAACCACGCTTCTTCCGACATACCATGTGGTTTTAATCCACGGAGTCTGGCAACTTCAGTTTTTGAAAATTGCACACCGTTCTTTTTGCCTTGTGTTTTTTGCCGACCTCCTACAGAGGCTGAGGCGACTCTTTGCACAGCGGGCCGCTCCTCACTTTGTTCAGCATTTCCTGATTGTAAACCAGGATAAACTTTATAAACTCTTTGATTTAACTCTGAGTAATACTCATTAGAGTCAGGTTCAAAGCCTTCATTGACTAGATTCATGTGTGTGTATTGAGCATATTGTGTTGCCTCAACATCTTCACCATACCAGTTATTTTGAGATTTCCACTCAAGCGCCTCTTGTGTTGGTTGCACTGGCGTCTCTTGTGGCTGTTGTTGATAGTTTTGAGATTGTTGCTGGCCTTGGTACACTTGTTGGCTCTGTGTATTAATCTCTTGTTGTCTTTGTTTTGCTATACGCACTTTTTCTTTTTGTATAGAAACATCGTTTTTTAAGCTATCAGCCTTTGATATTAAATCAGCATCGCCAGATTCATGCGCTTTTTTATAAAGCTGATCTGCCTCGCGTTCTTTCACTTGGACTGCTTCTTCTTCTTTTGCTAACAAATTTTGCTGATAAGTCACAGCTGCATTGTAATATTGTTGTACTTGTTGATCTTTTTGCAAAAGCTCCTGTTCTAGTCTAGCTGCTTTTTCCTCAGCCTCTCTTCTTTTTGCATTAACTTTATTAATTCTTTTTGATACACCTTTGGTGTAATTTTCTAACTCATCGTCACTTGAGGGCGCTGCTACGTCCTGCTGTTCAGATTCAGTAACCTCTACCTCTATTTCATCAACCTCTGGTTGAATTTGATTTTGTTCTTCTATCGTCATAAGCTCACTATATCATCTGGATCAAGAATTGTGGCTATTACTTCATCATCATTGATGATTCGTACCTCTGCACCATCCTCAAGTTTAAATCTCGAACCAGAGTAGCGTCCGATTAAAACCCACTGCTTTTCTTCGCACCAAGGCGTTTCTCCATACCTAGACTTATCGTTATAGCATAATGGGCCTTTTTTAACCACATAAGCTACAACAGTTGCTAGCGCCTCACGATCTGTTGTTTGTTTTGTTAATACGATGCCACCTTCGGTTTTAGCTTTGCCAGCATACGGCAAGACTAACATGCGCCAACCTGTTGGTTGTGGCATCCTCTCTAATAGTGACGCATCTAATTTTTCAGGATCTAAAACTCTATCGCTTAGATCAATGTATGCCTCAGCAACTTTTTTGTTTTGTTTTATATCTTTCTTGGCCTCAGCTGTCATATATCTTTTCCTAAATCACTTATTGCGTTTGCAATATAGTATAAAGCAGAAAGCTCTCCTTGCAAATATTTATAATGTTCAATATCTTTGAGTCCACCAGACATAAGAGTTTCTTGTATTTGCTCTTCTCTGGATGATATGGCGCGTTTAATCTTATCGATTAATTGAATTTCGTCCATTATTTATTTTTTTGCCTTAGATTTTTTCTTTGCAACGCTTTTTTTAACAGCTTTTTTAACCGGTTTTTTTACAGCTTTTTTCTTAACAGGCTTTTCCTCGACAACAGCATCACCAGATAATCTTGCTAATTTTTTTGCTAGCCTATCCATGTTTTCTTGATGCGCTTTGCCCTCAGCCTCTAATTTTGCTTTATTTGCAGCTGCCTCCTGTTCTCGTAAAACTTTTTTTTCAGCTTTGAGTTTTGCTGCCGCTTCTTTTCTATATGATGTGGTCATCTTATTCCTCTCAATTTATTTTGTAATTCAAGCAGTTTAAGATCTGCATTTTGTTTTAATCTGTCTACTGCCACTCCAAGTTTATCATCAGCTATTTGTTTTTGTACATTTATTCGTTGTTGTTGCAATTCGCTATCCATAATTTTTTCTTGCTGTCTTTGGTTTTGTTTGGCAACAAATTGATCTGATTCCATGTCAAGCTCTTTATCGCGTAAGTCTAATTCACGCTTTCTAATATCAACCAACGGATCATCGCTACCGCCCATGCCAATTGATTGCAGAAACTCGTTTGCTAGTTGCGCCATAATTTGTGAACTGAACTGTTCAATAAGCATCTGTATTTGTTGTTGTATTTGTTGCGCTTCTTGTGGCGACACTTGTTGCATGTTTGCTTGTATTTGCTGTATTTGTTGCTGCATTTCAGGTGGCATTTGCTCTTGTGCCATTTGCATGGCCATAAATTGTAAATGTTGCATACAGTGAGAAATAATTAATGCTTGCACTTGCGGACTTTGTTTTACAATATCCGTTAAGAACAGACTTTTGTGCGCTTCCAAGTGAGCTTGATGGTTTTGCTCTGCAAACGCTTGTGCTGGCTGACCTAATAACAAACCTGCATTTTCTTGACCCGCATCAATTGGTTTTGGTGTGTTATCTGCTGGTGGTTGCAATAATGCATCTACATTATCAACACCTAGCGCTGCGTACATTCTGCGGTAAGCTTCATATATACCTGTCGGACCGTGTATTTCTGGATTAGATTGCACCATTTGTAACAGCTCTTGTGCTAGTGTGACTCTTTGGCTTTGTGAAAAAATATTAGGGTCTGAGATAGGAATAATATCTACTCTGTCATCAAAGTCCATTTGTTTTACTTCTTGCGCTCCGCTACCAACTTGATAATTGTAAACAGGAGGCAAGTATTCACTAAATACTTTTGCTAATAAACCAAACTCAATTCTTTGTGCGTAATGTAATCTTTTATGGATTGCGCTCATAACCTTAGTACCACGCTCAAGTAAAGCAACAGTTGTCCCAACAGGCATGGCTTGGTTCATGTCACCTACGTTCATATCTGCTATAGCCGCAAATCTTTTACCCGAGTCAACCAAAATACCGAGTAGTTGCATAAGAACATTACTAGGTTCTTTTATTGGTAAAGGTATAAGGTTTTCTCGTAAAGATCCGCCTGTAGTGTCGATATCTCTGAACTCTCCGGGTTGTAGCGGATCATCTTCATCTCTAATACGCATGCCTCTAGCTTTAAATCCTGCTGGTAAGTTGGCTAATGTGCCTGCATCAATAAGCTGTCTAAGAATAGATGTTGAAGCTTTTGATAAACCACCAATCATGTGCGATAAGCCAAGACCGTAAAACCCTAAGCCTGGTAAGAATTTATATTGAACAAAATAATTTATTTTATTTTTCAGGGCGTCATTTTCTCTATAGTTTCTGCGGATTGAGAGTATTTTTTGCGAATCTTCTTCAATGGTTACTATGTATGGTAATTTCAGACCTGTAGGTACACCTTGTTGGTCTAAATCTTCAAAGCCTTCTATGTCGAGGACAGTATGCACTTCATAAACCGTGCGATTCCTATTTTCTTTATAAGATGGTGATATGCCTTGTATATCATCTATAGCTTCTGCAATCTCGTCCATATCTTCGCTATAAGAGCCTGATCCTATGTCTGCATTAGCGTAAAAACCAGATACTTGTTGTTTTTTAATTTCATTCGCAGACATGCTTATGGAGTGCGTAATGCGTTCAGCCGAACTTATGTCAGCAGCCTCATAAGGTACAATCAAGTCCTCGGGTGCAACAAATTTTGCAACCGCTCTATTTAGTACAAAATCAAAATATACTTTTTTAAAACAAGAGCCAGCAAGCGGTAAATAAAATAACATTTGATCTAGCTCAGGATCATACTCGTCCATTTCGTTCATAATGTAATAATTCATAAACTCTTGGACACGTTCAGCTTGGCTTTCTGTCTCAATAGTTCGTGCACCAACAATTTCAGTTTTTACAGGTCCTTTAGCTGGTAACATTTCTTTGTAGGCTTGAGCCTGAAACTGTGTAACTGCTTCTGCCAAGATTGGGTGCACCACACCTGATGATCCTTCAAAGGGTTGTGATCTTGTCTCATCAAATTTCATACCAAGGTATTTCAGACCGTCGGTATAGGTTTTCTCCCATTCACCTCTAGATTCTTTGTCTGTAGCTATAGCATCAAGCAAGTCGTTTGATATTTTTTCTAAGGTATTAGTGTCGACAAAGTCTACTAAATTAGCATCAAAACTCATTTGTGGCTGAGTTTGTGCTTGCATTTCTTGATCTAAGAGAACTTGCTCATCATCTACTAGAATTTGTGCTGCTGCTTGTATTTCTTCGTCGCGTGTAGTGTCGGGCACAATGCTAACTGCTGATCCTTGTACTTTTACATCTGGATCATTGTTTGTGCCTAATTTATCTATAGCCATATTAATGTATTACCTTGTCTTGCAGATTTTCAGTAAAATCTATCTCAGTGCCTATAATAGCCTCTAATTCACCATCAAGCAAAAGACCATGATATTCTGCTATTAGTTTTGCTGACTCAAGGCTGGGCGCATGGATTAATGGGCCCATGTGTTCTGTGCCATCCCACAAAAACCTAGTTGCGTAGGTTTTTAATAATATACTGTCCTGTTCTTCCTTAATAATTTCACCTCATCCTGGTAATCTTCATATAAAGATATAAAACCACCTTGCCTAAATCTCATCAAAGCCATTGTAGCACTATCGCAATAGTCATCATAATCACCAAAGGGAAAGGATGCCATTTCTTCAATGACTTCCTCAGCAAAATCATCCTCTGGTGCCCACACCATGCCTGACTCAAATATAGGTGCAACACTGTTCATTCGTGCTACCTTATCTTGTCCTCTGCTTGGTGTATAGGAAGTTACAGGTATGCCCATGCGTCTTAATTCATGTGTTAGCGGAGTACCAGAAGCTTTGGCTTCAATGAGTACACAATCCGGTTCCCAATATCTATACTCCTCCAAAGCTAGTTTTTTTAATTCTGGAAAGTCACATCTCACTCTTTTTGCATCCAGTAATATGATTTCATCATTATTTTCATCGCCACGATTAAAGATCGCCCATGTCGTTATAGCTGAGTAGTCAGCCGTTTCTTTTTTTGAGAACGCAGTATCATAGCTCTGTATGACGTAGCTGTAAGGTGGCACATCATCATCCTCCCAGCGATTCCACCACTCTCTTTTAACAATAGACCCTTCTTCAGCTGTGGGGTTTTGCATCCATTGACTATTCCATTTTGATATAGGCAGTGATGCTTTCACTCCTAATAATTCCTCTTTTTTCCAAAACTCTGGCCATAATGGTTTTTCTGAATCTGGCATGATTGCTGGAAACTCAACTACTTCCCATTGATCGGCGTTTTCGTCGCCTTGTTTATTTAGCACCTTACCAACCAAATCTTTAGTGCTCCATCTAGTCATTACTATCACTATAATCCCGCCTGGCTGTAAACGCTGTCGTGGTCCAGATGTGTACCATTCGTAAGCTGATTCTAGAGCTTTGGGTGAAAGCGCGTCCTGTTCAGAATGAGGATCATCTATTATAAGCAAGTCTGCACCACGACCTGTAATAGCACCACCAACACCAGCAGCAAAGAACTCACCCTCTTGGTTACTTGTCCAACGCCCAGCTGATTTGTTATCTGCCTGTAATTTAAGCTCAGGAAAAATGTGTTGATATTCAGTGCTATCAATGATATTTCTTACCTTTCTACCAAACCTAACTGCAAGTTCAGCCGTGTGAGTGGTTTGTATTATTTTTAAATTACCTCTTCTACCCATCATCCAAGCAGGAAAAAAGGTTGATGCAAACTCTGACTTAGAGTGTCGAGGTGGCAAACAAACAATTAATCTTTTCAGTTTACCGTCGGCAATCTTGTTGAATTTATCAGCTATTATTTTGTGGTGTCTGCCTTCAATAAACTCTGGCCACATGTGCTTAATAAAACTAATAAAATCGCTTTGACAGCCATCTTGCTTCTCTAATTGGTCATACCTTTGTAATAAGGCTACAGCCTCAGCTTTATCTTGTTCAGATAAAATATCAAAGTCTTTGAAAGAAACGTCGCTCATAATCGAGCTGAGAAACAAGGTAGCGACGATATTTTTTGCAACTCAGCTCTAAGCTTTTTACGCCTAGCTGTAGTATTACATACTGTTATACTTCGTGCCATTCCTTGCCTTCAAATAGCAAAGATTCAGCCAGTCTCCTACGCTCTAAGCCTGGTAAAACAACCTTTTCACCATTTACTCTGGCTTTGTTCCATTTGCGCATTTGATGTGGTACTTCATCTTTTTTATTGTCATTTAAAACTTTTAACATAGTGCTGCTATTTAGGTTTGAAGGACCTAGGTTATATACCCAAGCTACTAAAGCATCAAATTCATTTTGGTCTAGCGGCACTAATACAGCATCGCTGACATAAGCGCCATACACAGGCAGCTCTTCCTCTAACCACTTATCTGCTTGTTCTTGTGTACAATTGTCGCCTTTTTTTACATTTTTTGTTCTGCCGTAAGCTATTGTCCAAACGCCTGCACTGCATTTATAGGCTTCTAGCTCGCACCCTTCGAATTTTTTTATTAATTGTTTTCCTTCTTCTGAAATTTGCATTTTATTCTCCCCATTTTTTTGTTTTCTTGCCGCCATCGTAATCAACTGCAAGATTTTCTTTTTTAAGCAAATCTGCAACATTTCCTTGCTCGCAGAATACATCGCCTAAAACTCTTCCATATTTATCTGTTCCATAAGATCTTAATGTTATATCACCAACCAACCACTCTTTCAATTTTGCTTTTGCTAATAAGCCAAGTTCCTTTTCTTTAGTGCGCTCAGGATATCTTTTAATGTTGATCCGGGATTCCGGAGTATCAATTTTTGCTATTCGTACTGCTTTATTATGTAATTGTACCGAAAAACCAAGATCTATGGTTTCTAGACGTATAGTGTCTCCATCGGTAACAGATCGAAGTTTGCACTTATATACAAAAGCCTCTGGTGATTTACTCATTCTCCTCTCCTTCGTTTGTTGTTACTTTTCTGTAATAAATAACTACTTCTTTAAGCTCTTTAATATATCTTTTAAGCTCTTGCATATTATATGCCATCAATTCGTAGTCAGGTACAGACATAGCCACAAAGACCACTGACCCATGTTCCTTTTCAACGCGCTCCAGAAATTCATCAATATTCTTTTCGGATACGACATACCAATAGGGTTCTTGTAAAGCTACCGCTCTTGGAAGAATTGGCTGCACAATCTTGCGTTCTATTGGCTTGCTAATTACCTCTACTTTTTTAGTCGGTATTAGGCTGCAACTGCAAGCCGTTATCAAGATCGTCGATACTAGCAGTATCTTTTTCAATGCTATCAAATACATCTTTAGTTCCATTGTTTACCCTTGTTTCAATAAGTCCGGGTTTAGCTATTGCTAATTTGGACAAGTTATGTCTTTTAAAAATGTCAAGGTATCTTGACATCTCTGCTTCAATTTCTTGGTTCTTAGACTGAAGCTCTAACAAACTGTTTGTTTGCAATGTAAAATCATTTTGTAAATTTTCAATTGTCGCTTTTTGCTCACTATCTCTTACAGTGTAAGCGTCATTCAGTGTAGATAATTTATTATTTTGCCAATACAAAAAACTACACAACATAATCAATACGCCTACAACTCCAAATAATATTTTACTCATCGACTGTCCATATTGTTAATTTATCTTTTTTACCTTTAACGTTTATAGGTTTTAGTAATTTTAATACAATTTTACAATTTTTTGCAGTTTGATCGCCAATTAATATATCTACACCAATCTCTTTAGTTGCTGACTCTAACCTTGCCGCTGTGTTTACAGGATCTCCAATAGCAGAATAATCAAACCGAGTATCTGATCCCATATTTCCTATAACTGCATATCCAGACTGACAGCCTACCCCTACTGCAACCGGAGTAGAAAGTGTTTTGTTCAGTTCAGTTATGCCTTTTTGTATATCTATTGCAGCTTGTACCACTTTGGTTTCGTGATCTTCACAATCTAAGGGCGCTCCAAATATAAACATGCCGGCGTCGCCGATGAATTTGTCTGTCATACCACCTAATTTTTGCACTGCGTTTACCTGGACAGTCAAAGTTTTGTTCATAATATTTGTAACTTCTTCTGGCGGTAACTTTTCGCTTAACGAAGTAAAGCCTCGCAAATCGGTGAAAAGATAACTGCAATATTTTTTCTCGCCACCAAGTTTTAACAAATCTGGATTCTCTTGAAGTTGTTTAACTTGTCGCGGATCTAAATAGTGTTCAAATTGTTTTTTGATCTGTTGGCGTAATAAATACTCTTTTCTAAAGCGTAAATAGAAAATAACGCTGCCAACAACAAATTCTGACACTAAAGTCCACGAAAAATCTAATAAAATGCCGTTTTTGATGCTTAAAACGCCTAAGAAGCCTGTCAACGCCATGAAAATGACGCCGAAGGCTAACGCCTTGGTCATACTAAGATATGCGCATACAAGGGAAACTGTGAGCACAAAAATTGCAAAAATTAAAATTTCGGCTGCTAATGCCCAATCTGGTATTTTTGGAGAATCTTGGATCAAAATTGACTCAGCTAAAGCTGCTTGAACTTTGTGTGGGCCAAGCAGACCGACAGGAGTTGCAACTTGCGGCATAACACCTGGAGCATCCACAGAAACAAAAACAAATTTACCATCGACATTCATTTCGTCTAGTGTGGTTTCTGGAGTTTTTACCCAACTAATCCATTTTCTGCCTAAGCGATCAACATCAACTGGCGGTAATCCTTGCACAGTTATTTGTTGCATGCCATTTTCATCGCCTTTAATTATGTAGGTATTAGCACCTGCCAAAACTTTTAAAACCTCTGTACCATAAGAAGAAACAAAACCGTCTGGTGTTTGCATTAACAATGGTAACCGTCTTACAAGATTATCAACTTCAGTGGGAGCTGATGACAGACCTTGGGGGATTTGGAGGTAATCGTGGCTGTTCGAGACAACTCCCTTTGCCATAATACCACTTATATTTTCACCAAGTAAAACAGTACCGCTAGTTTTTGGATAAAAACCATTATCATATTCAAACATAGCTAAGACACTAGGACTATAATTTAATGCCTCTAAAAATACAGCATCACCACCAAAACGATCAGACTGTGGGAATGAGATTACCCAACCAACTCCCATAGCACCTGCATTCAGCAAGTCTACATGTATTTGAGCAAGCTCCTGTCTTGGAAAAGGCCAACCACCAGATTTAAAAATATCTTCTTGTGTAATATTGAGAATAGCAAAGTTGCCACTAGGCTCATATTCTTTAACAAACGTATCAAAGGTTTGTAGTTTTAAAATTTGTAAAGGATAAGACTGAAACAGTAACGGCAACAATAGTATTATAAATACTGTGAATATTGTCTTCTTCATCCAGAACTTTGTTTAATGGTTATAACTGATGAAGATGCACCATTAATTTGCACTGTTTTTGTTACGCCATCTTGTATAAAGATAACCGTGTAGGAATCGTCGCCGTTGACTAAAACTTGCGCGTTCTGATTGACCATACGCATCAGCTTTACTTGATTGCCTTGAATAATAGTCGTAATCTGCGTTTCTAAATCTTGTCCGAACTTCGTGCCTACTAACTGAACGCCGTTGGAAAAGTTTGTTAGTTGATCTTCTTCCTCTTCAATACCAAGACCGTCTAATACATCTAATAGGTTTTCAAAGAAATCAGTTGCTAAATAATCTATATCGAGCTCCGAAAAAGACATATCCTCCTCCTCTTCCAAAAAGTCCTCTGCTAAAGCATCTATTTCTAAATCATAGAAATCTAAGTAATCAGATTGTTCATTTTGTTGTTGTTCCTCATTAATCACTTCTTCTTTAGGTGGCGAGACAATAAGCATGTTGTCAATAAAATTAAGATCTATGTCTAAAGTTATTGGTTTGGTTGGTGCTTTCTCGTACATCGAAGTAGTAGTTGCCTGATAAGGCTGATTCAGTAAAGTTTGCCCAGCTGCGGTTTGTACTAGGATTTCACCACTAGCGTTGCCAAATTCATCAGGCAATAAAATTATAAGTGCCTTGCCCAAAAGATCAACGGAACACACAAAATCTGTGCCTTGCACAAAAATTTGTGAAGTTGGTGTAGATAAGGTGATGTTTTTCTTATTTAGTTTATTTGCGTTACCACTGATAAACCGTATTGTGCCACTAGCAAACTGTAAAGCCATTTTAGATTTATCGGGGTTACTATTAAAAACATATTCGTCTATAAGAAGATTGCTATGCTCTGTAAGTTTTACAGTAGATTCATCAAGGAATGTAATGGCTATGCGGCCAGCAGAAGTTTCGACATTATCTAACGAGTTAATGTCAAAATCTAACTCAGCAGCAAAAGTCTCGTCTCTTACAACTCTGCCGTATCCTTTTAATTCAGTAATATCTCCTATCGCATCAGCATGAAGTGGTGGTGCCACCATCATTTTGAACGACGCAGATATTGCTATTAGAAGAATTAGTTGAGATGGATAACCAATCACGAGCTAAAGTTGAAGATTGTGTGATGTCTAGCGTATTATTGCTGCCATCAAGATCTAAATTGAAATAACCAGAATCAGATGCTGTAGTACCAGAGTATCCGCTAGCTGTAAAATTTATTGTGTTAGTACTGCCATTTATATCCATATAGTTGACTGCGTTTTCATAATCTATATCAAAGTCAAACACGTTAGAGTCACCAGTAATAATCCAATCTAGATTGAGGTAAGAGGAGTCAGCGTTTTCTGCTATTTTAATATCTGCCTCATTACTAGATCCTGTAACATCAATATTTAGGTCAACATAATCAGCTGTAATCAAGCCTGTAGAGTTCATTAACAAGTCCCAAACATTGCTATCGCCATCAAACTCAAAAAAACCAGTAAAATTATCGCCGTCAATACCGTCAGATCTAAAGACGTTTGAGGATCCTATTTGATTGATGTCAAGCGTCATTGACACTCCATCCAGGTCAAGTGCGGTCATCGAGGTTGTAGTGGCGCTAGTCCCGCCGATAAGGTTTGAAGAGCCAAGCTGTTCTAAATCTATAGTAGCTGAGTTCCCAGTTTGATCTACAAAGATTTCGTTGTCTGCAAAAACAGTTGTGCTAAACAATAAAAAAAACAAGAGTTTATTCATCATAATATTCCCAAAAATTTCGTTCGCGCCCTTGTTTTACAATATCTACGATACCAATTTCTATAGCTGATTGCAAAGCGATAGACTTACTTTCATTCATGGCATTTCCCGTTTCAAACTCTATTAACTCAGTAGAGTTATTAGTAAACCTAAATACATCGCTTGAAATACCAACTGATAAAATAGTTCTGGTCGTTAAGTTTTCTAATAAGATCTCGCCAGTGCTAACGGAGACAACTCTGATTGAAACCAAAACAGTATCCTCCCGGTATTGCTTAGATCTGCCGATCCCGAGCGTTCTGGCACCCGCGCCTCCTGTGCGTAGATTTGTGTTGTAATCTACAATACCACCTTCAATAATAAGACCGGCAAAGAGTAACGGTAGTTGTTCTGTTGCATCCTCAAACTTCTCACGGGTAGATCTAATTATTTGGCGCTCACGAGTGATGTGATCTATATTTACGCGTTCTACCACACGAAAGAAACCAGATTGTTTTAAAGCTCTTATTAGATAAGTCTCAGGTGCTTGCGTCATGGCTGTGCTGAAATTTGCATAACCATCTACTGATTTTCTTTGTCCAGTAAAATCGCCAAACTTATAAACAGCAACTATGGGTTGATCTTTAGGTTTAGGAATATTAAGTATTTCTTCCGTTATCGGTAGATTAATAAAAGCATCTTTGGAAAAACATTGAGCTTTACCAACGATTGAGACAAGATCTTTGTAATCCCCTTCAGGGTTAGTGAGACATGGTGATATTAATTTAGCGTGCGAAGTGCAACTAATTACCAAAACCAAAGTCGCCGATTGGTACAATAATTTCAGTAGTCGTGCCATCTAAAGTGTTAAAAATAGTTAGGGTTATGTAAGTCCCGTCGCTGGACCAACTGATTATGTTATCAAATAAAGTAAAAGATCCTGTCGTCTCTGGATTTTCACCAAATAACTGCTCTACGATCTGTCTGCTGATTTGTGCAAAGATGCGTGATTCAAGGTTTTTGGTGAATCTAGAAATCACTGAGTTTTCCTCATCTCTCTTTCTTTGTTCTTCCAAGGCCTTGAGGTCAGCTTTAAGTTGTTCTTTCCGTGAAAATTCTTGTTGCTCAATCGTAAGATAATGTGCTGAGGTGCCAATACCACTGAAAGATGGTGATTTAAAATTAAATTTAATTTCGTCTGCTTTTACATTTGTAGCTAAAATACCTATAAACAAAACCGACGCCCAAATAATAATTATTTTGTAATGTAGTGGTAGCTTAATCTTTTCTTTGGTCATCTCTATCTGCTTTTGCCAGCCTATCTGTGTGCATAAGCTGGGGTACTCCAAGTATAGTCTTTAGTAAAGTGTCTTGTCTAATGATCTCATTGTCTACGGATCTAACTCTGTCGATAAGTGCAACCAAGATACCGTGCTGAGAATCAAGCTTTTGGCCTAATCTTTGTTCTATCTCTGATATTTGTGCTGATACTTTTTCATCCAAGACATCTACTTTGGTTTCCATGCCGTCAATAATTTTATTGATAAGTTTCCAAATAAAAAGACCAAGACCAATGGCCGCGGCTATAGGGAAACCTACTTCATTTATCAGCTGTACAACTGAGTCCATTTAGATGAACTCCGCTATAACTATCGCTCCGACAATAAATGGATAAACGGCCCAAATCATATTCTCTAGTTTATCGAACCGCTTTGAGCCTTCCTCAAGACGCCTATCAATGCTTTTATAGAGAACTTTGCACTCTCTTTCGTGTGATTCTATAGCTTTAATTGCGTCTTTAACTGTTGCCATTATGTTTTCTTTTTCTTTACTCTTTTGGTAGTGTAGGCTTCATTGACGTCTGGTGTAGATTTGTCATCTGCCACATAACGTCCTTTTTTGGTTCTAGCTCTTACTTTTACTTTTTCAGTGCCAGTAACTTTGTCCCATAGATTACTAAAAAATTTCATCTTACTCTCCAGGTTTTTGTTTGGCGTTGCCTACATTTAAAGCCAATAAATCTATTAATTTATACAACTTACCGATCCACACGTCATCTTTTGGTGTTTTGGTAGATGCGGCTATTAGGCTGGCCGCCGTTACGATGGCTGTTATCACGCCTACTATGTTTGCTAAAATGCTCATAATTATTTCTCTCCCTCAGATTCATCATCTGATAACACTTCCTCGGCCTGCTCTTTAACAGAGTTCAGCAATGAGGTTTCAAAAACATTAAGACCAGCATTTACCTGGTCAAGTTGATATTGCAGTCTTGCTCTTTGGTTTCTAAGATCTATAACATGCGAGTGTATGTATTGTTGTTGTTCTGATAAATCACTTACTTTAAATTCTTTATCGTCCAATACCACTACTGGTTCTTCATTTTTATTCGTCGCCATAAAATTCTCCTAAAAAATTAACTTAAAACTTTAACAACTGATGATGGTGATACTTTTTCAGCTATTTGTGCATCTACGTTCGCTTTTAAAGCTGTAACTTCATCAGCACCTAATCCAGCTTCAACCCAACCTTGCACATCACTAGCTTTTAGATCAGACCAGTTTATAAAACTTGATAGATCATCCGTACTAACACCTTGGCTACCATAAACTGTAGCAGTTTGTGGGTTACCATCCGAGTCCTTATTAGAACTATCAGATCCAGTTAGTCGCCAGTGGACATTATGCACCACATTAGATTTGCCGCTTTTTGATGGGTATGTATCGCATGTGCTTACATCCCAGGTATAAGATATTGCCATATTATTCTCCTTTTAAAATTGCAATTTCACTTCTTAGTGATTCTATTTGTTCTTGTTGCTCTTGTACAGCTTTAATAAGTGGTGTTACCAACTTACTATAATCCATTACATAGTAACCATCATCACTAATGCTTACAGCATTTGATACTACAGGTTCAACTTCTTGAGCTATTAAACCATCTTGTTTTTCTTTAGATTCTTTCCATTCAAAATGTACAGGATTAAGTTTGTTAATTACCTCTAAACCTTTTGCTTCTCCTAAAACATTTTTTCTTCTAGCATCAGAAGATGTATTAAAATCACATGCACCACCAGAACAAGCTATATTACCAGCAGCAGTTTCACTTGAATTACCAAAAAATTGTGCTACAGCTAATGTACTTGATGATGTATGACCTAATTCTAATCTTTGTCTTCCTGAAGAAACAGGAGTAAAACTTGCTCCACCATTATTAGTATCACTTATTCGTGTAGTAGTTCCAATCAATAAACCACCTGAAGAATCAAACTGTGCTCTTTGACTGCCTCCTGTATGAAATTGTATACTTTCTGTACCAAACTCATCATTAGCATCAGCTTTTAAAACTAAACTTCCACTAAGACCTGCTATTGTTGCATCATAGTTATTATCTGTATCTGTGAAAGTAAGCGTTGGAGTAGCTGACGCAATGTGTAAATCTGTAGCAGGACTTGCAGTTCCTATACCAACGTTTCCTGAAGAATCAATACGCATTCTTTCTGCTACTGAATCACTACCTCTGGTATGAAAAGCCATATAACCATTTGAACCAAATCCACTATCAGTATTTGCAACTAAAATTTTTGAATTTGATAAAGCTAAACCAACAACTTCTCCTGTACTTGCACTATCTGTATGCAGTATATTTTGTGGACTTGCAGTTCCTATACCAACGTTTCCTGAAGAATCAATACGCATCCTTTCTGTTAAGCTTGGAGAAGAATTGTTAGCTATATTTGTATAAAAACATAATTGACCACCAGCTTCATTATTTTGGTCTGCTGTGCTATCACCGGTTATACCAATTCTTGCTTGTGGGGTAGAAATCCTTGTATTGTTGTCCCAAAGATAAAAGTCTATATCACAAGTCATACTAGAAGTTTGGTCATGCCCACTTGAATCTTGTTTTACTGCTAATGCAGTAAATTGACTTGCACTTGCATCGCCTTCAATTGTTACTGTTCCTTCAGATGTCGTAGTACCAACTAATAAATTTCCTGAAGAATCTATACGCATTCTTTCTGTATTATTAGTTGCAAAAAGCATGTTTTCATTTTCATGATTCCAAATTAAACCATCTTCATTTGCATCAATACCAACCACTAAGCCATCTGTTGCTCCTGTTCCTGTTGTTGAGTTTGTAAAAGCATGAAAGTTTGCACCTGAATCTGAGACGTGTTGATGTAATCTTTGTCTAATTGTTGTAGTTCCTATACCAACGTTTCCAGAACTATCAATACGCATTCTTTCTGTAGAAGCTGTCGCCAATGCTAAAGTATTATCTGCTACCCTAAAAATTGATGCATCACCTGTAGGTACTGAAATATTAGACCTACCAATAAAAGCGTCTGCTGTTATATTTCCTGCAACATCTAGCTTTTGTCCCGGACTTGAAGTTCCTATACCAAGATTTCCTGTATTTGAAATAATCATTCTTTCAGCACCTTCATTAAAAAATGATAAAGCACCTAATCCAGATGAACCATGCACACTACGTATACTTGCTTCATTATTACCACCAACTAAACTTATGCCAGCATAAGATGTTGCACTTGAAGTGTCTGTATTTACTATTCTTGCTGAAACGTCTCCTGAAGCTGAAGTACCGCTTATATGTAATTTTTCTGAAGGACTTGTAGTTCCAATACCAACTTGTTGAGATGAATCCACTCTAAATGCCTCAGAGCCACCTGTTGTAATCCTAAATGTATCTGCATCATTAAATCCAAAAAATGTATTTGTATCTCCTGCATGAATTATATTTGAGGTAATGGTTACATCTGCACCACTAACTTCTAAATTACCACCAACAATAACATTTTCATTGAAGGTTGCTCTACCTGCATTAGACATATCAAGGGTAAGTGGGATAATAAAAGAACCACCATCATTACCTCTAAATTTAATATCACCATCTGAAATAGCTGAATTGATAAACATATCATTATTATTTTTAAATATGCCACCGAACTCTGTGCCACCACTCTTAAATGTAATATCATCACCACCTGCATCGAGAATAATATCTCCACCAACATCTAGTGTTAAATTACCAGCATCAGAAATAGTAGAACCATTAATTGTTATATCATCTACTGTAAGTGTTGTTAGTGTGCCAAGACTTGTAATATTTGTTTGTGCTGCTGTTGATAAAGTTCCTGCTAACTCTCCGCTAGATCCATAAATGACGGCTTTGCTGTTAACAACAGTATTAGCACTAGAGCCATCAAGTAAATTAAGTTCAGCTGCGGTTGATGAAACAGTAGTGCCATTTAACGACAAAGCATCTGTTTCGAGTGAACCGTTTATATCCATATTGCCTTCAAGGTCAATATCGCCATTTACAATTAGATCATCTGTTACTGTAAGGTCGTCCGTAATTGTAAGATCATCAACTGTGGTAGTACCGCCAAGATTTAGGTTGGTAAAGGCATCTACCATAGCAGCGCCAGAGCCAGCTCCGTCTGAATATACGGCTTTAACATGACCTGCTGGTATCGTGACATTAGCGCCAGATCCTTGTGAGATAATAATATTTTGTGATCCTGATGTACCGTTTTCAATAAACCAAAGTTTAGATACGGTATTTGGCCCTATTGTTATGGTACAAGCTGAATCAAGGGTACCTGTATATTTTAAATAAATAGATCTTCCCGGATCAGTAGAACCGTCTGCAATAGTAGTAGTGTGGGTATCTGCGTTAGTTGTTATCGCCTCTGTACCAAAACTAAAAGCCTCAGCAATCAGCTCTAAATTAGTGTTAGTTTCTGTACCCCAGGTACCAGAGGATTCACCAGTACCAATTTCTTTTAATCTTAAATCGTTTGTATATTCAGCCATATTAAACTCTTCTCATATTTATGCCGCGTCCCTACCTGCTTTTATATTAGTATAATTGGCAGATTGCGTTGTCGCAACCTCTGAGTAGCTAGCAGTTTGTGAGGTCGAAACTTCGCTATAGCTAGGTGTTTGCGATGTGCTAATCTCACTATAGCTTGCAGTTTGCGTGGTAGAGATTTCTGCAAAGCTTGCATTTTGGTCAGTGTCTATCTCTCCATATACTAAAATAAATCCAGGATTAGTTGTTATATCAACACCTGCGATATTAACATCAGCTGCTGCCGTTGGACTAATTGCACCAACGCCACTGTTAGATGCTTGCCCTGTAAGCTCTAAGGTTATGCCAACGTTGATAGTCGGTGTGCCTAGTTGCGATGTAGCAACTTGCGAGTCTGGTGTTACATTGGCCGCAGCATTGGTAGTTACAGATCCTGAACTTGCGGTAATTACACCAACCGTTGACACAGTTGTATTTGCATCTGCTGTCGGTGCTATAGATCCTACAGCACTGGTGGCAGCTTGACCTGTTGGTATGATGTTGGCTTTCCCGGTTACGGTTATTGCGCCAGTGCTTCCTGTGGCTGCAACACCAGTAACCGAAACATCGGCTGCTGCGGTAACACTTGGAGCTCCTAAACTGGTGGTTGCGGCTGTGCCACTAACTTGCACGATGGCTGCAGCAATAACGGACGGTGATCCTGTCGATGCTGTAATTGATTGACTTGCCGGAGTGACGTTAGCTTTGGCGACTACGCTGACTGAGCCAACCGCAGAAGTTATGGCGCCTACAGTGGATAAGTTTACTGGTAGGGCGCTTCCCCACGCACCTTCTCCCCAGGATCCTCTACCCCAGCCGTTAATGTTGGCCATTAGCTTAAGTTATCTCTTACTGCAACTAACAAGGTCTTAATATTATTAAGATCTGCGCGCACCGGATCTGTCATAAAATCAAGTGTAAGCATGGAGTCAATAGTAGCTATGGCGCTAATAATTTTTTCTTTATCGGTCATCGTTTTTATCAAAAATATTAATTTGATTTGGGTTGTAGATTTTTGTAAATTTGTGTAAACTAGGGGTGATGGCAAAAGAAACTTTATTTTTTACATGGGAGGACGGTCCTGCGGTTGTCGATCCTGTTGGCTTGGGATATGAAGGATATTTCATAGCGCCCGGTAAGTCTGACTGGACACTAGCTATGCCCAGCCAAGTAGCCGACTTTTTAATTGACGGTGAAAAAATGTCTAAGTCTGCGTTTGCTGACAAGTTTGGCGTAATCGGTAAAGATTTGCCCGAACTACCAGCTGAGACATAGCCACCCATAGCAAACTTTTTCACGTCTTGTTTATAAAAACTAGGATCAATTTGTTTTTTAGCAACGTCAAATGTAGCACTCATTTGTTTTTCAAGATCCTTTCCTTTTCTTAAAATATCAGCATTTATTGCTTGACGCTCTGCTGCATCAGTTGGCATGCCTTTGGGAAATAAAGATCTAAACTCCTCAAAAGCCTTATGATTAGCGTCAGACGCACGCCACATAGGTTCAGTAATCGCAGATATTTCACCGACAATTGGCTCGCCTTTAGAGTTGGTAAATTTAATTAGTAGCTTACGATCTACAAAACCTTCGGGTTTTACTAATCTGCCTTTATCAAAAGTTTCAAAATTTTCTTTGACAAGTCTAACCAAAGCCTCTTCCTCTGCTGGTGTTGAGACTAAAACTCTTGTTCTTATGGGATCGGTTAGCTTTGTTACATCGCCTTCATACTTGTCGACAGATTTTTCGATTGCTCTAGGCACTTGTTTTATCTTGCCAACAGGCACTCCATAGCTGTCAAACTTAAGTGTTTTACCAGGCAAGCTAGTTGATAGATTTAAGCTCGCTGCTAATTCATCTATGCTCTGATTAAACTCAGGTGCACTACGCACAGCTCGATCAAACATTTTATTAGCATCGCGTATCGTATTACCAGAGTATAGATCCTCTTGATGTTTCATAACATCTGCTTTGGTGGTTGGTAAGCTAGCAATACCGCTTTTAAGCGCTTGTTTACCTGGTCTAAATAAATCGCCAATCAGCGGTAGCGCACCAAGGGTTGAGAGTCCGGCGATACCCGCATACATTAGGCCAGGTTTGATATTGCCCTCTCTAAACTCTTCGATTGCATCGCGGCCATATTTACCGCCAGCGACTAAGTCTGCTGCCATGCCAGGCGGTGTAAAACCGGCTAATATCTGCGCTGGTATTGGCACATTCTCTTCGTAGCCTTCAACCACTCGATCTAAAAGATCTTTGTCAGCTGCTCCACCTTGTTGGAATATGTCAATATTTTGATACATTCCATGATTATAACTGAAACGCTAACTTTTTCTATTAGCTAACCTCTCCGTAACCAATGTCATATTTTTGATCTTCCATGTCAAGCAAGCCTTGGAACTTGCGTTTTAGGATTCTGTGGACCTTGTGATACGGAAAATCCTCATAGCCGGGATGTGAACTTTGGATCTGTTTAGCTATTTTTCTTGCACCTAAGCCTTTGGCTCTAAGTGCATAAATATGCTTTAAAACTTTTTGCTCCTCGGGTATAGGCACTAGCTTGGTTCTGCGTCTGCTACCAGATCCATCGTATTCTTTGCGATAACCAAACGGAGTTTTACCGCCAATGGAGTAGCCTCTTTCCGCATAGACGAGTTTGCCGCCGTTAAGTCGAGACATAATCATTTCTCTCTCCATGGCCGCAAACCAAGCAAGCATGGTAACCAATTGATTGTTAGCCATTCTGGTTAAATCCATTTTTGCTGCCAATCCCGTTTTTTCTTTTGCTTTCGGTAATACCATAGGCACATCACCAAACATGTCGCAGAAATACAACGTAATACCAGTCTCCTCCAGATCGGGTACCATGTTAATCATCTCAAGGGGTGATCTGGCAATACGGTCGAGCTTAGTTGCTACTATCACATCGTTGGCGTCCATCACGTCGGTCAGCTCCCTAGAGCCTGGTCGCTCTAACAAAGGCTTCATGCCACTAATGCCAGCGTCGGTAAAGAACTTATCAACTTTCCTACCGCCGTATTTGTTAGCGACAAACTCCTCAATCGATCTCTTTTGTTCTTCGAGTGAAGAGCCGTCTTTGACCTGTTGCTCAGACGATACTCTGATATAGCCGTAGATATGGTTTACTTGTTTTCTTGGTTCAATCATACTGCCTTCTCCTCAAGCTTAATCTCGCCACGTTTAATCATTCTTAAAATGTTTCTAGTTTCAAACAGCCAGTCAGTAGCGCCAAGGCCAAGACTGTGGTCAATACCCCAACAAGTGCCACCGTCATCTAATATCTGTTTCATTTCCTCATCGTGTTTTGCGCAGTCATAAGACTCTGCAATTTGTTTTAAGTCTGATGACTTGGCCCACTCTTTTACAATAAAAACAAGATTTTTCATAGTATCTTCTTTGACGTTCATATTGCCTCCTTATTAAAAGAATAAAAACCACACTTATCTAGGTCGATGTTGTCGTTTAGGTGCACTTGGCGAATGGCGTCCATGACTGCTTCAAATGGTGTGTCACCAAAACCTTTGACGCTAGCAGGATAAAAGTGGGTAAAATACAGCTCTGCCATATTGCCTTTGCCGTCTTTTCCAACCAATGCCATGTGGTCGTCAACCACGCCATCAAGTTTGATAAAAAACGGTAGTGGATAAAGTTTGTAGCCATCACTTTGTAATACTGACTCAATTCTTTTATCAACAACCATCTTTGCTTTGAGTTCGTTTCTCATAGTCCCTCCATAAAAATTTGTTACTCACGATACAATAATAACAAATGAGCAGATATTTGCAACTATTTATAAAATTTAGTATATTGTTTTTTGTAAGTTAATTTTAGGAGAAATTATGAGTGAAGAAAAAATGGAGTGGCAGCTTATAAAGCCAACAACAGACAGAAGCGTTTATGACAAATATATAGAGGATGCTGAGTTGCTTGTAAAAATCGACAAAGATATACCTATGCCTGGTCAAAAAAAACCTTTTATATGGGTTAAGCTAGCAACCAAGATGGAGGTTGGTGATTCTGTATTATTTGAAAATGAAGATAAAGTTAGACTTTTGCGTCAAGCTGGTTATCAAAAAGGTATGAAGTTTAAACAACGCCAAGTAGATGAAGGAATAAGAGTTTGGAGGGTTTTATAATGAGTGAACCAAAACATATCAAAGATACTTTATATCCGATGTTGAAAGAGATTTTTATTCGCTACCTGTCTAGGAAACATGACAAGCCATACAATCAGATAGCTATATCTGAGATGGCGCCTGAGGATCTTAAACTGTGGCAAGAGATTGAAGAGATGAATGGCCGCAAGGTTGGAGTAGTTTATAAAGACGATGCAGCGACAAGGGTGGTGCATTAGCAAATGTGGAGTTGGTTTTGGAACTTAATCGATAAATGCGTTGAGAAATCGTTGCAAAACCAGTCTAATAAATTATTTGAGAGGGAGGTAAAGCGCCATGAAGATGAAAGACGAGATTGAGGGTGTAGCACGACATTTACGCCTTGTTTGTTCACAACAGATCGAAGATCTAGAAGATCAACTGCCACAAGTTACCAATCCGGTGGAACGAGAGGATCTACAAAAACGGATCGACACGTTGCACGAGATGACAGATGAGGTGAATCGACGCGCTGAGGTTTTGATTGTAAAGTATGAAAATGATAGCAAAAGCTAAATGTGAAAAATGTGGCAGGACTATTCCTGTCAGTGAGTTGCTAAAGCATAAATGTGAGGGTGAAGTGCCTAAACATTTGCGCGATGTGCCTGAGGATAAAATGTCAAGCTTGCGCACTATGTTTACGCCGCGCTTTTAACGAAACGGCGGGCCTGTAAACCAAGCAACCACTACATAACGATTGCCTTTGGTCACTGGTTTGACCTGGTGCGAGATAAATGAGCTAAAAGCTACGATTTCACCTACCTTGGGACGCGTACAACTAGGCTGGTCGCCGGTTCTAAAGCAGAGTTCGCCGCCTTCATACTCCTCATTCAAACAAAGTGTCATACTTATCTTGCGTGTGGCAGCTGTGCCGTCGGGTCCAATGTCAATATGATAGCCATAACCGTTACTCGGAGCTTCATAATGGATAATTTGCGCTGTTTCGATACCAGTAATTTGATAATTGAAGTATTTATTGGCAGCAACGGCGATTTTATTAAGGATTCTGTAGAGCCGGTCTTGTTTTGCGTCAATATAATGGATCTGCGCATCCCGGATATCAGTATTTGCTGTCTCCTTAGCGTTTTTGTGCACTTTTGCTTGCACTGGTTCGCTTTCAACCAAGTAATCTAAAAACAGATCTACTTCATCTTGGCTAATCGACAGTCCAGTAACGCCGTGATTAGGTGGAAAAGTGTTTGTCATATCTGCGCCAGTTCTTTTTGAGCACATCGAGCCAATGCTCCATGTCCATAACACATATTTTGTCGTTCTCGTGCGGCCACTCGAGGTTCATAGCATGCAATGGCACGCACACGCGGATCGGTCTGCGGTTGAATTTAAAGATCAGGACAGGGATCCTACCATCACTGGCACTGCAAACTTGGTCCCACCAGGCACTTTTTAGCCATTCGCCTGCTTTGTAAAATTTACATTCAACCGCATGAAAGGGTATGTCGAGATCGCATAGATCTTTTTGTTGGTATTGATCTAAATTGCGTTTCGTTTGGAAATCAATATTGTTATCGGCAAAAAAGCCGTTGAGAATCTTAGCTACGTCGCGTTCAAATTGTGCGCCTTTGTTTCTAGAATTAATTGGCATGCACTAACTCTGCCTTGATATTTTCTGTTGGGTTTACAATCTCTACAAAACCATCAGTTTCAATCACTACTCTGGCTCCACATGGCAGTATTGGCTTGTCATTACCACCATATCTAACTGTAACTTCACCAGTTATTTTTACTTCGTGACAATAGGTGTTGGTTCTGCCTTCTTTAACGGTAATAACAGGATCGTTGGTGCCGTGTTTTTTATTAGCTCGAATTTTATGTTGGTTTACATGGATAAATTTTTTAGCCATTGCAAAAGTTTCTCAAAATCTGCACAAAATTGCAAACTTAATTTACAACGAGCCGATACCTTTTATTTTTTTATATTTTTCAAAAGCGTCTAGTAAATCTTGATAATCTTGTTTAGCTCTTGGTCTTGATGCTATTGGCATGGGAAATTCTTCAGGACCATACATTTGATATGGAGAGACGCCTGGGTTGAGTTCTGCGTAAGTTTTCTGATCTCCTGAAAAAGAGGCGGGTCTGCGTGACGGGTTTGCCTCATCAGCCGCTACTTTAGCTAAATAGTTTTTATACGACATGTAAGCGGATTTAGGCTCTCTCCTAAATTTAGGACTACCACTTTTCATAATATCGCGCATCAAGCCTTTGGGCGTTCTGCCCTCTTCAAAAAGTCTAAACAAACCATAGTTCAGAACCCTTGTTGGATCTGCGCCTTTTTCAATGTCATAAGGACTTGGTCTATACGCAGGGACGCTGCCTTCAAAATATCTTGCGCCAGCTCTGAATGGAACATCAAATATTTCCGCAGGTTGTATGCCGCTAAGATCTGCTAAAACTTCTTTTTCGCTGCTTGCAGACATAAACTTAGAATTTTTTTCAGCATTGGCGGCGCGTGCTGGCACTTGATCCAATAACGATGGAACGTGTGCCTTCACTCTTTCTATTGGAACTTCATACCTTATAAGTTTTGCTGGTCTTTCTATAGTAAATTCAGGAGTCTCTCGCCCGAGTGACATTGGGTTAAAGCCACCGCCTCTTATAAATTCCATCTTTTGTCCTATCTCTAAAGCAGGTGCAACATCTGTTGACAATGATGCTATGCCTTTTTCTGGTAACAGCTCTTGCCCTTCCTTGAGGTTGTAGACTCTAAATAGACTTACCACACCATCCTCGTTAGGGTCAAGAGCGGATTTAGATAGTTGTGTCAGCTCCGGTCTTTCATTAACAAGATCGACTATGGGATTTTTGTAAGGAGCATCTAAGGATTCTCTTTTTGTGCTTTCAATGCCTGAAAATAACTGTTCTGTTTCTTTAGGTTTAAGTTTTTTTACTTTCTTAGGTTTTTCCACTTTTTTTGCTATTTTTGGAAAATAACCAAACTCATTTACATCGTTACCATCCCAAATTATGTCTTGTACTTTAACTTTTTTTGATATAACTTTGCCAGCCTCATCTCCGCGTTGTCCATAACCACTAGTCGCATGTAATTCTGCGTATTTTGGACTAAGAGTTACAAAGTCTCCTTCATTAATTTTTTTAACTCCTGCAGGCACTGCTCTATAGATTGTTATTTCTTTATTGGGTTTGTTTTTTGATTCTAAAATTTTTTCATAACTTTGAGTATTTGCAATTCCGTATTCGTCGTCGGCAAACATCTTGCCTGGAGCATAGAGCTGTTGTCCCTTAGGCCCGTAAAAATCATCTGGGTATCCTCCTTCATTACCAGAAATGTCTTTTGTAAGATCGTCAAGCTGTATAGCATCATCGGTTCTGCCGCTTGGTTGATGTGATATGCGATAAGAAGTGTCGATGGCATCATCATTAAGAGATGAAATGCCTTTTTTGACAACAGCTTTCGCTGGTGCGCCAGCAGCGCCTAGAAAATCTAGTCCGGATAAAGCCACGCCAAG